TTTATCTTGCATTAAATCAAGAATGATGTCGTTCTTTTTCTGTCCAATCTCTTTTAATGCTTTCAATGCTGTGAGTTTTCCGCGAGCAGAAGCAACCGTGTCATTTTCATTAGGCTTAAGTTGATCTGCATAATCAAATTCACGTTTCATTGATTGGCCTTTGAATGAATTCACTGTAGCACCAGCAAAACTTTTAACATCCGCTATGAAGTTACCTATCATTTCTTGCTGCTCAGGGGTTCCAATCTTGCTTAAACCTTTAAGCTGCATGTCTTGATAGAAAGGGAAATCTTTGCGCAACGCCATAAATTTAGGGTCGTTAATGTCATCAATGATTCTATCAAGGTTAGCACCCGTGCTACTTAACTGCATTTGTTGCTGGCCAATATCATTGATGGCTTCGGCTCTGTGCTTTCCAAGCTCTTCACCTTCTTTAACTGTTCCTTTGAATGTACCTGTGTTTTCTTCCCATGTACGTGGTCTTTCAGGTCTTTGGCCTTGGGTTAACTCAAGTTCCATAGCATGGTCACCCGGTTCATTAACCTGTTCTTCTTCGGCATAAACAGGCTCACCTTTTTTGTTATACCATTGTTGCCCTTCAAGCGTAACGCCATCTTTAGGGCGTGGGCTAGGCGTGGCATTCATTGCTGGATTACCTTGTGGCATTCCGCCTTGTGGCATTCCCATAGGTTGCTGTTGTGGCATTTGTGGCATTGATTGAGCCGCATTAGAGAATGGATTCCCTCCTTGCGCCTGTCCTTGGCCTTGTCCTTTACCAAAAAGACCCATAAGAGCATTCTTTATCATTCCTGAAAAGTTATTAGTAGAAGGCTGTCCAACCCCTGTATGTTGAGGAGGTTGTTGTTGGGGCATTTGTCCTAAAGCATTTCCGCCTTGGGTAGCAGTTACGCCCGCATTAGTGACCATTCCTAATAGAGCTTTCTTTTCTGCATCAGGAAGATTCGCCAATACCCCATCATTTTGTAATAGTTTGGCAACGTATTGAGGCCCCATGAGTTTTGCATAGGCGAGTTGAGATGCAGCTTGAGCTTGTAAACTCAGGGGCGCATAATTGGCTTTGGCTTCACTATATCTTCTATCTGCTCTATTTTTGGCAAAAGTATTTTGAGCATCCAATACATTAGGAATTGCGCCTCCCAACATATTAGAAAATGAATTTACTGATGGAATTGCCATAATTTTTCCTTATAAAAAGCTCAAACCCATTCCAATACCACTTCCAATAGTGTTCCACATATTATTTTGCTTCGATTGTTCTTTGTTATATGATTGCTCACCCATTTGTTTACCCATGTTATTATACATATCGGTTAATGCGTTAGCTGATGATTGACCACCATTTTTTAAATCTTTTTGACCTTCACCATATTGAGTATTAATTCCCAATACATTTTGTAACCATTGATTCATGTCACCCGATGCAATTTGACCTGCATTTTGCATTTGTTGCTGCATGAGTGCGCTACTACCTACCATGCCACCAGCAGAAGCCGCATTGTTACCAGCATTCATGGCTTGCTGTTGTAATCCATGCGCATAATCACTTTCTTTGTAATTGCCCATTAAATCATTCATAAATTTGGTTGGGTCTTTTTGTTTATCCAGCCAATCCTGATAATTTCCAAGTCCTTGTTTACCTGCATCTAGGTAAGGTTGTTGAACACCTTGTGCTTGCTGCATGTATTTTTGGTATTGTTCCATAGCCTTGTCATAGGGTTTGCCGGAGTCGCCAAACATGCCACCCAAAAACCCTCCAAGGCCACTGCCGAACTGTCCGCTATCGAAAGCCATAGTCACATTCCTTGTGAAAATTAATCGTTAAACAATGGTTGTCCACTGTCCATTTCCCGCAACCACTTGCCATATTTGTAATGAAGCCGTCCTTGGCAACGTTGGCGAATTGGCATCACTCACGTAAATCATTTGCCCTTCAACGGGCGTTTGTATCAAAGCCTTTTGTGCTTTAGTAAGTCTTGGAACGAAAAAGCCGCCCGATGACATATATTCGCGTAAGGACTCGACAAATGTCGCCATAAAGTCGCCCCAAACGTTACTTAAATAAACCTGATCCCTTACTAAAGGGTCATAGGTTGGGAAAAAGTCAAAGTCACGAGCCATTTATTTACTCCGGTAAAATCTCGAAATTCCAAGAGGCACCCAAGATAATGAATGGGATCTCGCTAAAGAATTCGACTCTAGGAACAAAGCCTTGTCCTCTAGGGGTTGTTCCAATCTTACGCCAGACGGTTCTATGGGTTCGCTCACCTGTCTTTCCCATTGTCGCGTGCAGATTATTACCATAGCTTTGACCTCCATCTTTTGATACAGACAAATAAACGGTTGGTTGAGCATTTGGCGCGTAAGGAATCGTTAAAATATTATCCAGACCGTGATCGGGCGTAAACCCTAAAACACCCGTGGACAATGCGCCCTGTAATAAATCAAGTTGCCATCGGTCAATGCGTAATCGCTTATAACCCTCTGGACTCATTTGACGGCCTATTCTCATGCGTCTGATTCGTTCACCATTATTAGTCGTGACCTGATCGCTTACGATGTAAAATAAAGCCTTCTCATAATCTCCATAGAAATTAACGCCAGCAAAATAAGCGTGAGTTTGGGCGGGGTGCCTATCGCCATTGATGACCTCCTCTTCATGCCATTTGGGCGAATCAGATGTACTCATCGATACATTCAATACAAACGTATGATTCGCAGCCGTGAAGTTGATACGGTAAAAAATAAGTCCGTTCTCTTTAATTAAAATGCCGCGAGCATCAGACACACCGGGGCCAGCAGCGTATTGCGCTAACTGATAATCCAATGCTCTGTTACTTACTGGTAGTGACTCAGTACCTTTAACTTCCATCACTCCGGCTAATCCATCACGGTCTTGAGCCAAGAAAAACATCCGGTCAAATCCAACCGCAACACTTCCTATGGCTGGTGTACCAACTTCCATAAGGAGCGAATTATTGCGCCTAAATGGTAAGTTAGTACCCAGACCCGCGTTTTCCCAAACTTCTGTATAGTATTGAGAAAACAAAAATATTCGTCTGTGTAAGGTTCTACAGGCAACAATAGTTCCCGGATGGGATGTAATGCTGCCGAACTGCAATTGACCTGATACCGTAACGGTATTGGTCGGTGCGCCATTAGTGGTAAGCGTTATAAATATTCCGGCAATTGCATTGGCGTAACTCGTAGCTACTTTAATGGTTCCCGGGTTAGTTGTTGGAGAACCTACCATAATCACGTAATAAGTTGTTGTCGTGTTCAAAGGTGCTGGCAAAGTTCCAGTGGTTGTAAAAGTAATCGGTACGCCAGTTTGAAAGTTGGCATTGCTCGTACTGAGTGTAAGAATGCTTGTTACTGAGCTTCCGGTAAACGTTGCACTGCCACCACTCCAAACCATCCCTTGATTTAGTGAGGACAAATAAAAGTTATTAGTGCCACCAGCGGCAACCAAAAAGAATCCATCGAGATAACACACATCAATGGGATTAGCGGGAAACCCGACATCAGTAATTTGTACAAAAGTAGTCGCATTGATATCCCATATATACCCTTCTACACCGTCAACAAAGATAACTTGGTACTGATTCGCATCAATACCCACATAACCCGCAGCGGTAACAAGTGTTCCCAGAAGAGTTTTTGTTAATGAACCCACCGTTCCTGTAATTAAAAATACAGACGCCCCAAAAACTTGATAAATTGCATTATTAAATACAAAAGTAGCCCTAGAACCCCCCGTTTCCGGGGTAAAGTTTAGGGTAGAATCAACCAATCCAGACGTTGAAATCATGGCTTTTGGACGCTTACCATTGGCATCAAGGTATTCAAATACGTTAACGCTACGTTCCGCATTAATTGTGCTGATACGCTGGTTATCGTAACTGCCTACAAAGTCATAATCTTTGCAATCACTCGCCATAATTAGTACGCCAAAATATTTTGCCAGTAGAACGGCTCAGCGCGACTAAGAATCGCAGAGGGTCGTACTGTGACATCAGTTTCATTGACGTTCTTAATTGACTCGTAATAATCGTTGTATTCATCCTCGGAAGTTTGAGGCCAATTACCGGATGGGTAATATGCTAGCCATTTCCTACCGAGTGCATACTTTAAGAACCCGTAGTAAAAAGGTGGTAACTCTTCAAGATTTGAATTAGCGGCTAAACTGTTAATCATGCATTTAACGCCTAACCGACAGGGGTAAGGTTGGTCTGGTGCAGGATAAAACGTCACAATACTTTCATCGGCTTGTTTATCTAGGAAGATAAAGCCCGGTCTTGTATCTAATGGCAACAGTCTTGTAACACCGTAATATTGTGCTTTATTAATAATTTGTAATGGATAGATAATTCCTTGCCCAGCACTTGGCACCAAATAGTTTGCAAATGACAAATCAACGATTCGATTTGAAACCACATCGGGATTAGGAACCATATCCGAAAAAGTATAAGACGCTTGGTTAACTACAAGATTGAAGTTTAACTCGGTCAAATAGGGTATATAGATGCTGTCTTCGGCAAATTTGGCTAATAGTTCATTAATTAGCTCAAGTCCTGCGCTTAGCATATAGGGATCAGGAACCTCTCCTACTCCAAGTTCTCCAATAAGATATAATGAATTAATTATTAATTGATTCGTCGTTTTTATTATTTGCGGCATCCTGCCTCCTTTGCATCATATGATGCTCTCTATGATGATGACCACATAACCATCTTACTTCAAATGGTTTATAATAATCGTCATGATGCGCTTCAACTTTTAATTCTCCACAAACTTCACAAGGCATCCTAATTAATTTACCATTTCTAATTTTTCTATAGGTTTGAACTCTTATTAAGTTCCTTAATTTTTGTTTATCATTTGGAGGATTTTTTTCTCTCCATTCACGATTATATTTTGCAGCGCATGGCTTACAAAATGTCTTTTTCTTAAAATTCTCTATAACCACATTACACCAAGAGCATAATGGTCTAAATATACCCGGCTTTGCGCCAAGCCTAGGATTACGTTTTCTTATCCCTTCACGTTTCTTATCTTCATATTTTTTACGTGTAATCTTTGCTTTTTCTTTTTGTTCATCTGTCAGAGGATTATCTATTTTCCATTGTTTTGTATAAACAGCATGACAGGTATTGCATTGCCCAGCACTTTGTCTCTCTTTTAATTTTCCACACTTACAAAATTCACTTCTCATAATATATAACTCCTAAAACCATAATTTTAACATGGAATTAGGAGTTAGTGAAACTTATACTATTTCAAAGGGAATGCGTCATCTAAACCTTTACAAAGTTTACGACCGAAGTCTTGCGCATTTTCGCCATCATTGCTCATGTATGCGTTAAACTCTTCCATTTCCTTTTTCATCACTGGACGGTTGCCCATCATCTTTTTTTGCTTGGCTTGTTCTGTTCTAACAAACGCGTTGTTAGACTGAACCATTTTATTATCTTTCATGGTTATTTCTCCTTAGTTTGTCCTTTAGCCTTTGGCTTTGCAGCCTCCGCCTTTTCGTTCCGCACATCCTTCTCAACACCTTCCTTGTAAGCTCTCGCTTTGGCCGGACAATCAAACCAAACACCCGATTCAATTAGGCGTTCGGCTTCGTCATGTTCGACCACTCGGAAGTGGTCTAACGGATGATAAATACAAGTAAGCATATGACTGCCTCCTTATGACAACACGCGAACAGCATATTGTGCGTGCCATTTAAAGCCGCAAAGTAAGTCGATACGCATATAGTTTTGGTATCCTAAGATGTCACCAGTTTGCGTAACCGCAAGTGATAAACCAGTCTCAGGGTCAACCGCTACAGATGCATAAGGAACTTGCAGTTTGTAAAGTGGAGGACAAACGATATCTAAACCACGGCTTGGATAAGCCACGTTCACGTTGTGCGAACCAACCAAAGTAACGGCTGCGTTATCTGGAATCGGATTACTAACGTTACGGTTAGGGTTTAAAGTATCAGAGATGATGATTGGGGCTACAGTTACAGACAAGTTACTGCCTGAATCTGAACTTGCATTAGAAGTAACAACCCACTGCATGTCTTGGCCAGTAGATGCACGACCGACAGGGTTCACAGACTGAACACCAGCGATTGAGAACACATCACCAATTAAGAAGTAGTTAGTTACGTTTGCTGTTGCGCCATCCATAACAATAGTGTTACCAGAAGACACTTGACCATTAACAAGCAATGCATCAGATGAATGCAGAGTTGGGCCAGCACCAGCTTGGTGACGTTTAATGTTTTGAGATTGGAAAATGTCGAAGTAGGACAAGTGACCAATAGCAGAAGAACGAACGATGTCTTCGTTGAATACAGGAGTGAAGTTGTTTAACAACGCACCTTTCAAGCTAGAACCGTCTCGAACTGTCATTGCCATGTAAGCATCAGACGCAATATTTACGCCCTGCTCAAGCAATTTAGCACCAGCCATATCAACAGTAGTGAACGAGTTAATCGCAACACCAGCGGTTCCGGTGAAGAAGTTAAGCTCTTGTTCAGCAGCCGCGGCTATATCTTTTTCCATCTGTGTAATTACTTCCTGAATAGCAGGAGCAATAAACAATCTGGAAAAGTCTTCGATTCTTAAAGACAAATCTTGGATAGTGTAGGCAATCAGAGCATGGTATTGATGCTGAATGACGATTGTTTCTACAGTCTCAATGATTGATTGAGGGGTAGCTACAGAGCCATCACCAACAATAAAGTGATTCTGTCTACGTACTTGTAACGTATCGCCTATCTTATACCCAGAAGACACGAAGTCATCTTGATAAATACGTGATGCAGTCATCACGAAAGGCGCATTGTTTGCAAACATTGCCAACGCGGTATTTGATACCAAGTCGGTTGTAATAAATTGGTTAGCCATTGCTAGTCTCCATTTAGTCCGTTAAATGGGTACATAGCGGTGTCACAAGGGTCTCACGGTTTGGGTTTCGTCCTTGAAACCCTTAGATCACTTCCATGTACCAGCCTTCATACGCCTACGGATTTCACCCGGAGGCGTCTTGCCTGTAACAGCAGTGGAAGAACTTACTGGATTTGGTCTAATGCCACCCATAGGGGCGGTTTTCTGGTTAGCAGTCGGCTTATTGCCGTGGTTCCCCATTAAACTAAATGACAGCTTGTTAACTTCCCTTGCCTGATCTAAGGGATGGAGTTTTGAAATACGTTCAAGTTCGCCACGATTTTTGCCTAACTTGTAAGCTACCTCAGCAGGGTTTTCGACAAGTAACAGGGCATCCCGCACATGTGGAGTGAAAGGCATGTCTTTGTCTCTCACAACATCGTCAAAATCATCGTACTTTTCTGATGCATTATCAAACTCATCGTTCAAACGTTGGTACTGTTTGTGGACGTGAGTCTGCATTTCTGCATTTTTGGCTTGTCTCTCTTCGTGATCCTTCATTCCAAGAGCCATGCGTACTGCGTGCTGTATTCGCTCCTCTTCATTCATCCCAACAACCGGAGGCTGTCCGGGTGAATCGTAAGGGTTGTGATGTATCTGTTGGCCAGGGTTCGCGCTATCACCGCTTCTCATTGATTCCATAGCCGATATACGGTCATGAAGTTCTCTGATTTCCTTGCGGTGGTTACGTTTAAGGGCGTGTACTCTTTTTTGCACGGCAGAAAGATGTCCATCTCCTTCTTCGTGATTCTCCTCGCCTACTTCCTGAGCTTCCTGCTCCGATTCGTAGCCGGGATCGACTGCCCCTGTCTGTCCATCTTCATCATCACCACTAACTTGTTCAGCTAAAGCGTTTTCGTCCTCGTGCATCTCAACTTCTCCATGTTGACATCTCCAAGATGTCAGTCGTCAATACGGTAGACAACTAACCCTAGACCTTCCGGCGGCCTGAGACCCTAGGCAAATCCTTTGCCCGATAGATACATTTTCTTACATCTAAAAGTAGCTTACGACCCCATATGTACGACCCCCCAATTTATTTTGATTTAAATTATAGTTTGCAGTACAATTTGCAGTTCATAAGGAGTTATTTAATGATTGTAAAAATATGTAAGATGCATGGTGAATTAACAATTGATATGGTTTATCAACAATATTCAATTCATAAAGAAAAAAGATATCCATATTTTCAATGTAAGATTTGTGTGAGTGATAAGAAAAAAAGGTTGTATGATGCTAATCCTGATAAATATAGGGCATATGCTTTAGAGCAAAGAAAAAAACATTATGAAAAATGTCTTGAACGTGACAAAAAATATAAAAGACAATTATTAATTGATGAAAGTAAATATGAAGAATTAAATCAAAAACAAAATGGTCTTTGCGCAATTTGCAATAAATGTGAAACTTCGAAAAGTCATAAAAATAGAACTCGAACCGATATTGATTTAAATTTAACAATAAAAAGATTGGCTATCGATCATAATCATAAATCTGGAAAAGTGCGCGGATTGCTTTGCTCTAAATGCAATACCGCACTTGGATTATTTCAAGATTCAATTGCTATTATTAAATCAGCAATTACTTATCTTTCTTTTCATGAGGATTATGATGAACATGAAGTTGAGATAAAACAGTAGCAATTTTAGAAGAAAAGTCTTTTTCAGACTTATCGGCATCTAATAAAAGTCTTCCGTGATCTACTTTTATTTTTTGTTGTTCCAATCCCATCTTAGTTTGCATCTCTTGAGCTTTAAGTATCATTTCTGCTTGATCAAGAAGATGCTTCTCTTTCCTAATTTTAAGTTCTTCTGCTCTTTCCATTAGTGCTTGTTCTTCGAGATGCATTTTCTGCTCATTCATCATCATCTGTTGTTGCTGAGCTTTCATTTGTTGCTGAGCCATCATCTCTTGAGGATTTGGGGGTTTAGGAGGAATTGGCTTTCCCTCTTCTTTTGCAATTATTTCTGGAGGAACTAAAGTTTTAAATCTTTCTGCTATTTGTGGCATAAATTGGACATCCAAATTCTTAGCCCATAAATCTGCAATTAAAGGAAATATAGTAGGATTTGCTTGCAAAGTCTGCTGCATGAATTCGAGCGCAATATCCTTCTGAACCGCAAAGCTTGG